ATATATGGAAGATAAAATAAAAATTATTGATTTAGACTGTTATATATATGCTAAAATGAAAGGTTATGAGCCTTTAATAGATAGACGTTTTTATGTGCCTTTCCTTGTTCGTTTAGAAATTCAATACTATTTATTTGGCAAAGGTCATTCCCCAACCGAAAACGATAAATTTTACAAGTATTGTTGGAATATATATCCTCATTATTGTGAGGAATGTATGAAGCCTTTAAAAACATATTCGGCTATACATATAAGCCATATAATAACAAAAGCTGCATACCCTGAATTATCCCATGATGTAAGAAATATAAATATACTATGTTTTGAACATCATTCATGTTGGGAGAATGGGGATAAAACGAAAATGCGTATATATCCGGGCAACGTCCGGATTATTGAATTGCTTAAAAACGAATACAGAAGTTTGAAAATATGAGGACGAAAAAAAGAACACCCGATTACGAGACAATTTCCCGCCGTTCAATCCAAAATGATTTTAAAAGGGTACAAAGGTCCCCGGAAAGGGAGAAACGTCCGCAAATCGAAAATCAGCCCGAAATAAATGCAGAAAGACGGGTTTTGTTTGTTAGTGAAAATTCAGCATATTACCGATACCGTTCTTTTTTCGTCGGTAAATTGGTAAGACTAATAAAACAATCAAACGTCGGCGGTTGGATAGTTGGATTTGTTTACGACGACGACCGGAAAGCGATAAATCATGCCGCCGGATGGTCGGATATGAAAAAAGAATATTTGTTGGATGGTGTAAAATTTAAGTAGATGAAAATCAAAAAACAAACCGGATATAAAATTGTATTTTATACGTTCGTGGCGTTAACGGTTGCGTCATACATTTGGACGTTATGGAGTATTGGAAGTCGGATTTTTAAAGCTATATTTCTATGAGTGTAAACAAAGTTATTTTAATGGGTAACGTCGGAAAAGACCCGGAGTATAAAGATTTCGACAACGGCGGTTCGGTTGCGCAATTCACGTTGGCGACAACTGACAGAGCATTTAGAACGGCAAATGGTACAGAAGTACCGGAGCGCACCGAATGGCATAATATTGTTTTGCAAAATGGATTGGCAAAGGTTGCAAAAGAGTATGTAAAAAAGGGCGATAAACTTTATATTGAGGGGAAAATAAGAACCCGCAGTTATGAGGACAACAACGGCGTCAAAAGATACATTACAGAAGTTTACGGGTTTAATATGGAGATGTTGTCGCCAAAGAAAGACGGACAAACAACGCAGCAGGGAGGCGCACCAACACCGCCGCCGCCAATTCCCGACCAAGACGAAGATGATTTGCCATTTTGAGAATGAGGAACGAATTTAAAATTCAAATCCCGGAGGGTTCCCGGCTGATTGGGACACGGACAAAGGGGCGAACGGTTATTGTTTCTTTTGAATACAATAAGGAGGACGCAGCCGTTCCGGAGCCGGAACCGATACGACCAATTGGTTTTGCCCATTACAAGGAACCCGCCGGGAAAGATAAAAAATAAAGTTATGCAGTTTAATAGCAAAGAATATGACCCCGAAAAACACGACCGTTGGCGTGCGTTGACCGTCAAACAGCCATACGCAAATGATTTGGTAACGGCGGCATACAAAGACGAAAACGGCGTTGTTTACGGGCGAAAATCAATTGAAGTTAGAAGCAAAAAAACGTCATACCGTGGCGACGTTCTTATTTGTTCGTCGGCAAAACCGGTTTATCCCGGAATGGAAAGCGGCGTTACTTTGGGATTGGTTGAGTTGTACGACGTGAAGCCGATAAAAGAGTTTACGCCGGAGGATTGGGAAAACACCCGGATTCCAAAGGAAAAGAGGGCAAAAATAACAAAGGGTTTCGGATGGATGATGCGCAACCCAAGACGTGTTGTTGAAATGCCAATTAAGGGGCAATTGGGTATCTATAATCTTGTATATACCAAGGGCGAAATAATACAATACCCCCGGAAAATGGTAATTGACAAAAAGAGTTGGGAACAGATAAAAAAACAGATAGAGAAATGAAAACAATCGGATTCCATATTGGACGTATCGGGTTTTATTTGTATCTGCAAAGTTTGTGGAAGTATAAGCAATTTTATTTGACGCCCGGAGTTATGGTTGAGGGCGTAAAAGGACATGACGTTTATTTAGATATTGAAATTAAATTGCTTTGTTTTTCCGTTGGTTTCCGGCTGATATGGATAAAAACCAAAAGAAATTATTAACTTTGTAATGTAAAATACTAAAAACGTGAGCGATGAAAGAGATAACAAAAATATTGCCATTAAATGAGGCGGCAAAGTTTCAAAAATCCGCAGGCAAATATGATTGCACAATTACGGAATTGGCGGTAATGGGAGCAGGGAAAGCAAGAATTTCAATTTCCGGAACAGAGGAAAATTTGGATTTGTTGGTTAGTTCGATAGAAAATGAGAATAAAGAAACCACATCCGTTTGAACCCGGGCGTGAATATAACCCCGGCGAACGTACAGTTTACCGGGGTATGGTAATAATTGCGGAAAGATGGGTTAAACCGTCTGATAAACTGATTGAAAAGGTTGGCAAATTTGTATGTTTGAGTAGATGCGCATGTTGCGTTATCCATAAAGACGATTGTCCGGCGGTTGGGCTTAAATGTTACAGAACAAGCCGGAGCGATAACAAAGTAATATATTTCAGAAAATTGTATAACATAACAGAAAAAAAGCGATGAAAAAGATATTTCAATTAATAGTATCAATCCCGCACGATAAATTATTGCATATTATAGCGGGAATGATTGTTGTAATGTTGGTTTTGCGTTTGGTTTCATTTATCGGGATTCCGGGAATGATTGCACGTATTATCGCATTGATAGCAGTAATTTTAACCGGGGTATTGCGTGAGGTTTACAACAAAAAACACGGAGGCGTATTTGATAAAAAAGATTTGTACGCCACAATTTCCGGAGGACTGATTGTTTTATTATTAACCGTTTATTAATTGGATATGGAAAAAAGAAGTTTTATTCCGTTTGATGCGGAAACGTTTTTGATGATTGAAGATGTAACGGGAACAGAACCGGAAGTTACAGAGAAAGAAAATTACTTTGAACTTAAAATGTACGCCCCGGACAAAGAGGAAAGAATAATTGAAGCCGCAATATGTGCAGTTCAAGGCAGATACGGAAAAAGAATAAAAGACGTAAGGACGATTAAAGAACAAAACCTTTTGCGTGGTGCAATATTCTTTGTTGAATACGAAAAAGGGGCGGGAAATTTGCCAAATGAGTTGCGCACAAATTTAGGTATGCCGGACGAAACCGCCGGGGATATTTATTGCCGCCGATTGTTAGAAGTTCGTGCATTACTCGTAAAGCGTGATAATTGGGAAAAATTGCAGATTTTTACCGGAGGCGGAACAATGCAGATTCCGAGAACGCCCGGAGGTTTGGCGGTTTATTCATTCCCGACCGAAAACGGCGTAATGTTGGACGTACCGGAGGGAAATTTTATTGTATTGACACCGGACGGAAAATTTGGCAAAATGGATATGCAAACGTTTATGGCTAATTTTGAAGAAAAAGACGCCAATACCGCCGGATTGACCTTTGACGAAAAGAGATTGTTTGAAAAGATGAATAAACTTTTCGGCAAAAACTTTCAAATGAGATTTTTAAAACTTACAGAGGAATACCACGAATTGTTTGTTGTTGCTGATGATATGTTGGTAAATGGAATAATACCGGAAAACACGTCGGAAATTATAGACGAGTTAGCAGATTTGAACGCCGTATTGTTCCATATTGCAGCATTGTTTGGATATTCCCAAAAAGAATTGCAGGAAATGGCATATACTAAAATTGCAGGACGTGAGAAAAACCCGGAATTTATGCGCAAACACCCACACAACAAACCGGAAAGCCCGGTTTGCGGTAATATGCAGCAGGAAACCGCCGAACAATACAAACATTTTGAGAACCGTTTTAACAAAAGACTATGACAAACGAAGAAAAAGAAGAATTAAGAAAAAAAGCGTTGTTCCTTACAAATACGGCGTATCTTTTGGCGGACATGGCACATACATGCGTTTTTTACGCTGATGATAAATTAAACCATTTAGGCAAATGCTTTGAAAAGGGCGAAAAAATGAGATTCAAAAAAGCCGCAAAGTTGACAAAAGAAGCATTTAAAGCCGTCAAGGAAATAACGGAACCATTGTATAATATTACCGACGTTGATAATGCGTGTATTGATAGCGATTATCTTTTGGAAGTTATTCAGTTGGTAATAAACAGAACCGACGAAACCGAGGAAAGCAAAACGGCGATGTTGGAATACATAAAGAAGTTACCACAAATTGAACATATAGAAGTTTAAGCGTATGAAAAAAGATTTTAAACAAGAACTAACCGAACTTATTAATAAGCACGGTTTAGAAAAGGAAATGAGAGATACCCCGGACTATATTTTAGCCCAAGTTTGTATTGATGCAATGGCGGTATTTTCGGACGCAATCGCCCGCCGTGACGAATGGCGCGGATTCAGAAAGGCAGACGAAAAGAGTTCGCAGGATGCAAAACACAATTACCCGGATGATTGTAATATTTGCAAAGACCGTTTTAAATGTGCTGACTTTATGAGAACGCAACCAACTGCAAATCTGATTCAGCGTTTCAAGACGACAACGGACAAAGAGGGAAAAACAGCAATCGCCGGATTGCTAAAACAGATAAACGCCGATGCGTCGGGAAAGCCTCAAAATGATATACCGGAAGAAGTAAAAGAAATTGCCGGAAAGTTGGAAAAGGCTTTTGGCGCATGTGTTGAGATACGCCGTATTGAGATACCGGAAAAGAAACGTAAGTTTAGAAAGAAACCAAGAAAGGGGCAAGGCAATGAAACCCGTTGAATTTCCCGGCGTGAATGTAGTATTTGCAAAAGACCAACCGGAATACATGCCGTTACCTGCAATGAAAATCCCTAATGACCCGCAGGGGCTTATAATTACCAAATGGCAGTTATCCCCGGAAGAATTGGAGAGAGTAAAAGAAACCGGAACAATACATTTGTCAATGCTGACGTTTAACCAACCATTGCAACCCGTATTGTTAACCGTGGATTTACCAACAGAAAAATAATAAAGTCATGGATAAAGAAACATACGTAAAGAGAGTTCAAGAATTGAACCATATAAGACAAAAGGCTTTGGAGTACAACGAAAAGGAAAAAGCCAAAGCGGATGAAAGCTACATAAAAGAAAATTGTCCGTTTAAAATTGGGGATAGAGTGAAACAAGGTGAAAATATTGGCACAATTGAAGAAATAAGAGTTGACAATGACGGAAAGTTTGAATATACCATACGAAAGGAAAAGAAAGACGGCACCCCGTCAAAAATATGCTTTAAAACCTTTTCATGGTATAGAAATAATGTAGAAAAGGCATAATAAACGCCCCGGAATTATAACCGGGGCTTTGCCGTTTAGGTACAGAAACGAAAGAAAGCCAAAATTAGCCTCGTAGGACGACGAAAATACAAAAGACAATAAAAGTATCAAGTAACAAACAAAACCCGCTTAAAACGAAAATTCCCCGAAAATAACAAGCAAAAGGGAAAGAGACGTTTGAGAGGAAAGCAAAGCGAAAGACTTTACCGTTATAAAAAGGTTGGAAAATGGAAGCAAGTAAAAGACAAAGGGGCGGACGCCCGAAAATGTGCAAAAGGACGAAAGACCAAAGGGAATTTGATTTGTCGTTTTGCTCAAATCTGTTTTTACGTGGTTACACGTATAGGGAGATTTCGGAAAGACTGAATGAGGAAAACGCCCGGCGTGGCGTCGGTTATACCATAACAAAACAAATGGTATATTGGGATATGCAACAATTGCTAATTGAGTGGAAACGTGAACGTATGGAAAATATAGACGATTACGTTACGCAGGAATTGCGAAAGTTGGATAAAATGGAGGTTGAATTGTGGGAGGCGTGGGAACGTTCCAAGACCGGGAAAACGAGAGAGAAAAACAGACAGAACGCAAAGCCCCGTAAAGTTTTGGAGGATGGCGATAACCCGGAATATTACGGGTATGAGGAAACCACAACGGAAACGTCCGCCGGGAACCCCCGGTTTTTGGATTTGCTTTTGAATGTGCAGCAACGCCGGGCAAAGATGTTGGGATTTGATGCACCAATTAAAGTTGAGATTCCGGGAATAGAAAAAAGCATAAACGGCGATGCACCGCAATACGATGTATCAGCAATCCCGGAGGATTTATTGTTTGCGGTTGCTGATAAACTACAAACAGCAGAATATAAAAAACAATTAGCAGAGAAAGGAGTAATTGACGATGGCACGAACAACAAAGAATAATATCAAGAAAAAAGACGAACCGAAACCCGTACACACGTGCGGCGAATGTGGTTGGGGTAAATTCTATTATGAACTTTCAAATTTGGATATGGACGGGAACCCAATTTGTTTAAAATGCCCGTTTGTCGAAAATCGCAGTATAATACGTTCGGAAAAAGCGTGCGACAAATGGAAAATGAAACAATAAATTGGTTGTTTTTTAAGATTTCCGGTTTTTAAGTCAGAAAAAATACGGGGGTAAGACAAAAATATATGGTATATTTTTAAGAATTAAACAAAATGGATAAAGAACAATTACTTAAAATGTACGCCGCACTAAAAAACAATCCCGGGGAATTAGTAAAAGCGGCGTCACGCAATAGGCTGATAAACTTTGCCCGGTATATGCAACCGGATTTAGCATTGGAACCGTTCCACGTCGTTTATTATACGTTGTTGGATAAATTCGCCCACGGCGAAATAAAGAAAATGATTGTGCAAATGCCCCCTCAACATGGTAAGGAAATATCCGATAATCAGATAGTTGCTACCACTAAAGGGATAAAAAAACATGGTGATTTAATTGTAGGGGATTACGTGTTTGGTAGGGATGGAACCCCGGTTAAAGTATTATGGGTGTCAGAAAAAACAAGAAGCGAATATGTCGTTTCTTTTTCTGATGGGGCAAAGATAGAATGTCATGGTAATCACGAATGGACGGTGTATAATAGATTTCGACAGAAAGAGGAAACTATAGAAACGAAACATATGGCATCCTCCACAATATATAATGGAGATGGAAAAAGAGGAAGCCGATATAAATACCAAGTAGATAGCAATGTTTGCGTAATGTTTGATAGTCGGAATGTAGATTTAGACCCATACGTTTTAGGAGCGTGGCTAGGAGATGGGGATAGCTCATGTGGGATTATACACATTGGCAATAATGATGTTGAAATAATAGGGAATAGTACATATAAGTTCAAAGAAAGTAAGGGCACGACAACACGTAAGTTTTACAGCCCAGAATTGAATATTTTACTAAAAAATAATGGACTAATTAAGAATAAACACGTACCGGATATGTATAAATACAATTCAGTTGAAGTTCGCAAGAATGTGATTGCTGGATTAATTGATACAGATGGGTATGTGTATCACAGAAACGGACGTATAACCATATCCAACACAAACAAGCGGATTATAGACGATGCGGCATTTATATTACGCTCATTAGGTCAGTCTGTAGTTGTGTGTGAATTCAAACCTAGGGTTAGTAGTAGCGGAATAGTAGGGAAGAAGATAGTATATCAACTCTGTTTTAATCCTACAATGACTTTCCCGACAAAAGTAAAACGTAAGAAGATAACGAAATTGTCTATAAATAAGAAGCGTGCTATTGTTTCTATTGAACGAAAGGAGGGATTGGGTTATGGTAATTGCATCCAAGTAGATGGGGGTATCTATCTGGTTGGAGATACGTTTATTCCTACGCATAATAGTGAGGGGTCGAGCCGAAAGTTGCCCGCTTTTATGTTAGGATTGAACCCGGACACAAAAATTTGTATTGGTTCGTATGCCGCCACAATTGCAAGGGATTTTAACCGGGACGTTCAACGAATAATTGACACCCCAAAATATCGGGAAATATTTCCAAAAACCTTTTTGAATGGTTCAAATGTGGTAACGATGGCAAACACGTATTTACGAAATTCTGACGTTATAGAAATGGTTGGGCATAAGGGTTCGTTGCGTGTTGTAGGTCGTGGCGGTTCGTTGACGTCAAAGACCGTTGACGTTATGATTATGGACGACGTTTACAAAGATTATTCAGAGGGTAACAGCCCGATTGTACGCAATGCGGCGTGGAAATGGTACACGACCGTTGTAAAAAAGCGTTTGCACAATAAATCGCAAGAACTGATTGTATTTACCCGATGGCATGAGGAAGATTTGATTGGTAAGATTGAAAAGGGAGGCGAAAAGATTATTGATATTAAAAGTTGGGACAGCATTAAAAATATTCCGGATGGTGCATGGGTTCGCATAAACTTTGAAGCGTTGAAAACCGGGGAACCAAACGAGATTGACCCAAGGGAACCGGGGGCGGCTTTATGGGAGAGTATGCACAGCCGGGCAAAATTGGAGCGTGAAAGAGCGTTAGACCCAATACAATTTCAATGCTTAGACCAAGGAAACCCCGGAAGCGCAGAGGGTAGATTGTACCGGAACCCGTTCAGAACGTACGTTGACAAATCAGAATGGGGAACGTTCGTGCGTAGTGGTAATTATACAGACGTGGCAGACGAGGGCGACGACTTTACATTTTCGGCGTGTTATGACGTTTACAAATCCGGTAATGAGGCATGGAACGAACAAAAGAAACGGTTTGAACCGATTTTGTATGCGCTAATTACTGACATGGTATTTACGCAGGAAAATACAGAAGTAACAGCCGTTACCGTCCCGGAAATGATAAACCGTTGTGGAACGCAAAAAGCATGGATTGAAAGTAACAACGGCGGTGCCGGGTTTGAAAAGTTGATACGTAAAAAGATAAAAGCGATTTCCGAACCATTTTACCAAGGTGCCAACAAGGAAAGCCGCATTATAACAAATTCGGCAAGCGTCAACGCCCAAATCATAATGCCGTTAGGATGGGAGGAACGTTTTCCAAAGATACATGAACACGTAACCGGGTTTTTGCGTGATTTCCCAGCAAATGAGCATGACGACCCGGAGGACGGTTTGACCGGAATATATGAAAAGGAATTGGCGGACGGCGATACAAGACCATACAGCCAAGCAACAAGGGGCATTAAACGTCGTAATTAGCATTTTATTTCATATATGCAAGGATCTAGCCGAAAATATTATAACTTTGCAATAAGTAATGGGGCAAAGGGTTAGCCCCCGGAGATAATAACAAAAGTTTTAACGTTAAAAAATTAAGATTATGGCTATTTGTAAATGCCCGGCAGCAGCAGCGCTGCCAAACATTCCAAACTTTACGTGTGCCGAGAGTTTCGGACAGATTCAGAAAGTAGCGTTTCAGAGATTGTATAAAAGCGCCGGAGAAAAAAATTCATTTACCACGACGGCGGGTATTGGGAAAAAAGCGTCATGGACGCCGTTGTTATCGGCAGAGGACGACACGAAAGTTGTTGTCTCCCCGTATATCCAAGCACCGACAGCAGAAGCAGGCGCACCCCGTACGTTCGGCGGAGGAAACGAAACGTTGGGCGGTATTGAAGAAATTATTGGACGTGAGCCAACCCCATTTACGGCGGTTATGCGTAAAATGCCGCAATCACTGATTAAAGCATTGAAAGATTTGCAATGTGAAAGCGATTCCCAAAATTTGGGGGTTTATTTGTTTGATGAAAACGGCGCAATTGGTGCATTGCAAGACCCGACAACAGCAACAACGCATTATCCTATTCCAATTCGTTCTTTGTTTATCGGGGATAAAACATTGGGAGGATTTGAGGCACCCGATAGCAACGCAATACAATGGTCGTTTTTACCTAATTGGTCGGATGATTTGGCTATTATCGTACCGGAAGATTTTAACCCGCTAACAGACTTAAAAAATGCAGCAGGGTAAACAAACAATAGTGACGTTGGAAAATGAAACATTGAAAACGACACGAGATTTTGAAGTTAGCCACGCCGAAAGACTTTTAAAAATGCCAAATAACGGCGGTTGGCAGTTACCGGAAAATAGTAAATTTGAATTTGACAAAGAAAATGGGCTTAGATATAAGAGAAATAAAAAAGCAGATAACGGAGCCACGGAACAAAGCGGCGATAAGTAGGGCGATTTACCACCAAAACCGCATACGATTTCATGCGGAAAAGGCGTTGACGCCATACATTACGCAACCCGTGACCGATTTTTTGGCTTATGTTTCAAACCTTATACCCGCAGACAAATTCAAAGTGTTCAAAACATTGTTCCGTTACCCCGTAAAGACAAACGAGGTAACGGGCGTTTGTTTTGATAAGTTGAGCCGCATTTTTGACGGTCGTAACCCGGCGTTCAATTATCAGTTTATGAACAGCGAACAAAGGGACGATTGGGAGTATTACAGACAACACGTATTGGAAGAACCCGAAATTTGGAGCACAAAGGGATGGGAATATTTCAAAACCGAAATTAACAGCGTATTAATTGTTGATTTGCCAAAAGAGCAATCCCCCGGCGATAATTACCCGCAACCGTACTTTTATTGGTTGCCAATAGAACACGTTATTTCATACAAGGCAGACAAAACAACGGGCGTTATGCGTTGGATAATATTCCGGCAGGACGACAACCGTATTGCCGTAATTGACGATGAACGATACCGGGTATTTACCGAGGAAAAAGGCAATATTGGCGAATTGCTGATTGATAGCCCGCACGATTTGGGATATTGCCCAGCGCGTTTTTTTTGGAACGAACCATTGAGTTTGAGAGAACCGGACGTTAAGGCGTCCCCGTTAACAACCGAGTTGGAAAGTTTAGATTGGTTCCTTTTTTATCATTTATCAAAGAAAAATTTGGATATGTACGGGTCGTACCCGATTTATTCCGGATATGAACAAAGTTGCGATTTTACGAACGGCGAAAACGGCGATTATTGCGACGGCGGGTTTTTGAAAGATAAACAAGGCTATTATAAATTAGACCAAGCGGGTTTATTGATGCGTTGCCCGAAATGCGGAGATAAACGAATTGTCGGGGTTGGTTCATTCATTGAAATTCCGGTACCGGACGGCGACAAACAGCCGGATTTGCGCAACCCGGTTCAGATGTTGACCGTTGACCGTAATAGTTTGGATTATAACGTTAGCGAGGAAGAACGGTTGCGTACAAACATAATTACGGCGGTTGTTGGTACCAACGAGGGAATAACAACCCGTGAAGCATTAAATGAACAGCAAATTAAAGCCAATTTTGAAAGCCAAAGCACGGTATTAAACCGAGTAAAAAAAGGCTTTGAGGCGGCGCAAAAGTTCGTTGACGAAACCGTTTGCCGTTTGCGTTATGGAACAATGTTTGTTTCGGCAAAAATCAATTATGGCACCGAGTTTTATTTGTCTGATGCAACCCAATTGCGAGAACGTTATAAGATGGCGAAAGAAAGCGGAGCAAGCGAGGGGGAATTGGATGCGCTACAAAATCAGATTATCGAAACGGAGTACAGACACGACCCAATACAAATGCAACGTATGTTAGTGTTGGCAGAATTGGAGCCGTACCGACATTTGACACGTCCGGAAGTATTGGAATTGTACGAAAAACAGCTAATTACCGAGGATGAATTGCGCATTAAATTGAATTTCGCTAATTTTGTGCGTAGGTTTGAACGTGAGAATACAAACGTTTTGGAATTTGGCAGCCAAATACCATTTTCCAAGAAAATTGAAGTAATAACAAAAAAAATTTATGATTATGCGAGTGAAAGCAGAAACAGAGGGTAAAACAAAGGACGTCGGATTGTTGGACGTTACCCCGGAAAATTTCATTGTGCCGCAAGGCGAGGAAAGTTTTTACCATTGTCGTATTGAGGTTGTAAAATTCAACCAAGAAACTGGCGAAAGAATTTCACGACCACGTATGCAGGTTTTCGGAAAAAAGTTCTTTGAAACATTCGGATTGCACAATTTGCGAAAAATGGGTTATAAAGTCGACATTATGCACGACCCGAACGTTTGGGAGGCAGCGAACAAAGAAAAGATTGAAGCCAGCAAACGAGCAAAGGCAGAAGCAGCAGCAAAGGCGGCAGCAGAAGCAAAGGCGGCAGAACGTGAACAAATGAAAGCCGAAATTATTGCAGAACTGACAGCCGCCGGAGTTATCCCAGCAGAACCAAAGAAAGCCGGAAGAAAGCCGAAAGCCGAAAAAACAGCAGAAGCAGAGGAAGAGGCAGGCGATAGCCCGGAAAACAACGAGAATGTTTAACCATTAAAAATTACGAATATGGCACAGATTGCACAGCAAGACAATTTGGTTATTGAAGTAACCACAACCGCCGCAGCATTGGACGGCGACACAAAGAAAAAGTTGATTGAATGTATTGAGGGCGGAACAATTACCGACGTCATTTTGGTAACAAAAGAGGTTGAAAAGGAAATCAGCCATGCACGTGTTGTTAGTTGGTTGGTTGACACAACCGGGGATTCCCCCAAATACACAATTGATATTATTAACGCAAACAGCGGAAAAGTAGAAGCAATCGCACTTAATTAATTCAAAGGGTAAGAATATTATGTTAACGAGAGAAATTTTAGTTGCAAATGCGGCTTTGTCGGGATTGTCTGACGAACAGATTACAGCGATAACAGCATTATCGCAGAATGACGAAAACAGCGTTATTGCCAAGAAAACGGGCGAAATTTACGGGGCTTTGGATGCCGATATTTTGGCGGTTTCCGGTATCGCTAAAAATGGAACCGAAAAAACGTATGATTACGCAAAACGTGTAATGGGGGAAATGAAAACAAAAGCCGATGGCGCAACCGGGCTGCAATCGCAGATTGATTCATTGACCAAGGAAAGAGCCCGTTTAGAAAAGGCAATTGCCGATGGTGCGGCAGATGCGGAAACCGTGAAAGCATTGAAGCAGGCAAAAGCAGATTTGCAGAACGTGACAACGCAGTTTACCGAGTTGACAACCAAGTATGAGGCAGAAAAGGCAAACCACGAAAAAGAATTGTTCGGAGTAAGAATTGACAACGCATTGCAGACAGCCGCCGCCGGGCTTAAATTCAAAGCAGGATTCCCGGAAAGCGTAACAAAGGTTATTTTGACGCAGGCGACCGAAAAAGTAAAAGGCATGAACCCGGAATATATAGACGACGGAAACGGCGGAAAGGTTTTGGCGTTCAAAGATGCAAGCGGCGCAATTATGCGCAATCCAAACAATCAGTTGAACCCATTCACGCCCGCCGAGTTGCTGACAAAAGAATTGGAAACGATGGGAGTATTGGAGCAGCAAAGACAACAGCTAGGAGGCGGCACAAATAAGCCCGCAGGCGGTGCCGGAGGCGGCGGAATTACATTGGACGTAAGCGGAGCCAAAACGCAATCAGAGGCGTACGAACTTATTACAAAACAATTGATGGAGCAAGGTAAAACGGTAGGTTCCAAAGAGTTTGACGAAGATATGAGAAAGGTTTGGCAGGAAAATAGTATTAACAAATTGCCGGAGAGATAACCGGGTAATGGGTAAACCCGCATTTAATAACAAATTAAAATAAAAAGACTATGAGTTTAATTGCAACAAGATTACAGAATTGGCGAGTAGAAAACCCGGAGTTAGACCGTAATATGACCCGCCCGTGCGAGTATGGCGCATTAGATTTTTTCATTGAACAGACCAACGCCGGAAATTCCATTTTGTCCCCGAAATTGCGTGAACGTGCGTTTGCCTCAATCGGAAATACGGTACAAGTTCCGGTTATCAATTACGATGGCGACGTTACGGTTAGCAACGTTCGTACGTGTGTTATCCCGGACGATGAAAACACGTCCGCACTTTATACCGTGGTTTGGGCGACATATTCCGTCGGCTTTACAATGGTGCCAACGTTGTATATGAACAACGAAATTTCGTATGACCACGATTTCAACCGCAAAATGGAAAAGGTTTGCAGAGCGTTTGCAAATTCGTTAGACCAAGCAGCCGTTGCAGCGTTGGAGGCAGGAAAAACCCAAGTATTGAAAGACAAGTTGAATTACAAATTCGCCGCCAACGTTATTGAGGTTCCAACGCAGATGGCAACCGAAATTATGGGCGATATTAACCCGATTATGCGTGCAAATTGTTATCCGGGTTTGGTTCACGTCGTAGGTAACGCCGGAATTGACAGCCTTATTAAAAAATTGGCACAGCACGGTATTTATAACGACGTAAACAAGCGTATGGAATACGAAAATAAAGTGTTCCATTATACAAACAACGTCGTAAATGAAGCTAGCAAAAACGGTACATTCTTTGCCGTAGAGGATGGTAACGTTGGCGTTTTAACACGTGTTGACCGTGAGGCGTTGAACCGCACCCGTGCGAATTTCCACGAATGGGACGTTGTACGTTTGCCGTACATTGATTTGCCCGTTGGTTCGCACTATTACACAGCAGTTGGCGACCAGTCACAGACAGCAGGCGCAGCGAGTGCCGATATGACGTGCAACGTGAAAGAATATTTTGGATTTAGCGCAGACGTTGCGTTTGTAATTGCTTACAACAGCGTCCCAACAACCGTTGCAAATCCGATTATCAAAGCGCAGATTGCAGCACGTGCGGAAAATGTACCTTTGGGTATGCCTGTATATGTAACCAACGCCGGGGAATTTCCCGCCGGAGGTGCAGGCGCATAAGCCGGAAAACGGAACAATTATTTAACCGAGGGGACGGGGTGGTTATCCCCGCCCCCTTATTTATTTCAAACGCAGATGTATAGACTTAAAGAAATACAGGACGCATTATTGCACGTCGTCGGGTGGGAACAATCATACGACCCGGCAAAGGCAATTGACAATTATATGACTGAAACGGAAAGCGGGTTGTATTTTCAAGGTGCGCACCCGCTTTTGACGTTGGATAATATGGAAAGTATTATGCCGGATGATTGGGGGCTGCAATACCCGGAATGGAACATGATATTGCCGTACAAAGCCGGGCAGAAAGTGAGCCATAACGGTATTGTTTGGATTGCTAAAATTGACAACACCGGAGAGGAACCAACGGCAAGCGATTTTAATAATGATTACAGCCGGGAGGATTACGGAAACCCATATTGGAAACCGTATAATATGTTGACGGACTTTTTGGAGAGAATGACCCGAAACGGAATTGCGACCGCAATACAGACGTTTACACAGATTAAGCAGTTAGACAAAGAAACACGTAATTTGTTGGAGCGAAAAACGTTCTTTGATGGTGCCGGACGCATACGGGCGACGTTGCAAAACAATCATAAGTTGGTAGGATTTGAAATTGTCCCGGTTCGTGCAATGGGAGTGACGGCGAAAATTGAAAAGATAGGTTTGCAAATGACCGGGGGAACCGGGGTTGTTAGAATGTATTTGTTTCATTCGTCGCAGATAGACCCAATAAAGACTTTTGATTTGAATTTTACCGTTACAAATGGCGGTTTTCAGTGGTTCCCGTTAAATGATTGTTATTTGCCGTATATAAGCGACAAGAACAACGCCGGGGGGGCGTGGTTCCTTTGCTACAATCAAGACGAATTACCCGCCGGAATGGAAGCAATTAACGTATCAAAGGATTGGAGCCGGGAGCCGTGCGGAACGTGCAACATTGGTTCCGTTGAGGTTTGGCGAGAATTGACAAAGTATTTGCAAGTAACGCCGTTTATGTACCATGCGCCGGAAACGTTCGCAGAATATCCGGAATTATGGGACATTGCGCAAACCTTATACACAAGAACACAGAATTACGGGTTGAATTGCGAAATTACAATTGGATGCGATTTAACCGATTTTGTTATTTCTCAAAGGGCTATTTTCCAAACCGTGATACAACGGCAAGTTGCCGCAATTGCGTTGCGTACGTTAGCAATGAACCCCAACGTAAGGGTAAACCGCAATCAGTCAAACGCAAGCCGTACAGACATTTTGTATGAGTTGGACGGGAACACGTCCGGCGTTAGACCCGGCGGGTTGGGGTATGATTTAAAAAAGGCGTATGAGGCATTGCGGATTGATACGCAGGGATTAGACCGCATTTGTTTAAGTTGTAACAACAGAGGCGTAAAATACAGAACCGTGTAATTATATAATTCAAAGGGAAAATTGTATATAATTTCATGTAAAAATTGTATTTATGAAAAAGATAACCGATTTACGAAAAAGGGTTGCGGATTTCAACGAGGCTTTGACGTCCGGGCGGATAATACAAAACATTATATGGGACAATGAGGCATATATAGTTGATTTAAACGCCGAGGAACAATTGTTTGAACAAGGTATTAACCGTTTGGGCGTCGAAATTTCGGATTATGCACCATACAGCCCAGTAACAATCGCAATTAAAGAGGCAAAGGGACAGCCGACAAACCGGGTTACGTTAAGGGATGAGGGAGATTTTGAAAGTAGCTTTTTTTTGGAAGTTGGCGACAAGCAATTTGAAATTAAGGCGTCCGATTTTAAGACAGAGGATTTAATAAAGAAATACGGGCGTCAGATATTAGGATTGACGGACGAAAATATTGCAATACTGATATGGCAATATATATATCCGGATTTAATGGACGAAGCAAAAAAACGAATTTATGGCAAATAAGGTAAAAGCCCCGGTTGTTGACAACCCGGAATTGTTAGACCGGATTATTGGGAACATTCAAAACGGATTGGTTGATAATTTGCCGTGGTTGGATTATGCGTTTGGCAGGGCGGAAAGACTTGTTAAAATGAACGCAAACCAAAAACGCTATTATACGCCAAACGTGTATTCCGGGAAAAACGAATATATGGAAGTTTGCCCCGATGCGGGTATTGGTAATTTCTGTTTCTTTTGGGTTGACGACCCGCAAAATATCAGTTGGGAACCCGGAGTTGATATTGGCATAAAAACGGCGTTTTCGATTATCTTTTGGTTTGATTACAGAAAGATATACAACGATGCAAGCACACGCAACAAAGAGGATTTGAAGCGGCAAATATTGGACGTTTTGAACGGCGGTTTTTTGGTGCGAAATGGAAGTTACAGAATAAACAAAGTGTACGAATTGGCGGAAAACATTTACCGGGGCTTTTCGTTGGATGAAATAGAAAACCAATTTTTAATGCACCCGTTCGGCGGATTCCGGTTTGAGGGCGAATTGAGTATTGGAGAAACATGTAAATTGTAGTATATGGAACATTTTATTTATAACATTATTGTTGTCGCATTAATAGCGGCTTTTGTGCTGACGTTATTACGCAAATGGGGCGTCATTGAATGGGTACAGATTCACGGGAACGATTTCTTTTCAAAGATGTTTAATTGCGATTTCTGTTTGTCGTGGTGGGCGTGCGTTTTGATTTGTTTCTTTGCGTTGATATTTACCGGGAACCTCTCATTTTTGGGCGTTCCCTTTTGTAGTACAATGATAACACGTGTTTTATTATGAAGAATGTACAAATAAAAGGAATGAACGTTGAGTTGTATGATAGTATAGACGAATTGCCGATGTTGCGTTTCCACAAGTATAACAAAATGCTTTTGGTTGACGCCGGGGTTGGTTCCGATTTGTCGGATTTTGACCGACATATTGAAAAGGTAATACGTTATTTGAACAGCCCAACGCCAAACATGGCAACCGTTGAGTTGGAAAATATGCGCCAAAACATATATTTCATTCAATCCGAGGTTTCCCCCCGGCATTTGGCTTTTGCCGTGTTGGTTAAATCAATAAATGGTAAACCCCGAAATGATTTGTCAGATGATGGATTGCAACAAACAATGAGTCTTTTTAAAGACGTTGCAAATTCAGAGATAACCGCCCATTTGGAAGCGGTTAAAAAAAAAATAGACGATGAATTGCGTTTGTATTTTCCCCGGTTGTTCGATGATGCGACATTGAAAGAGTATTACGATAAATTGAAACAAAGAACGATTGTTGTATTACGCACAATAATAGACGGTCGGGCAACCGAGGCGGACGCAAAAGAGATTGACGACATTACGGCGGAGTTGATAACCTATTTCAACCCGCAGACGTTTACCGGGTCGGAAAGCGTGGAAATTAGGCATGACAGACAATTTGAAAATATGTGTTTGATATTGTCCCAAAATTTGCATGTTGACCCAAAGAAATTTACCGTTTTGGAATATTACAACGCATTTGAGTATATCAAGGAACAAGCCAAAAAAGCAAACAAGCAAAAAAAGGTAAAATAAGGCGATTTCCGGCGTTTTTATTTTTAGGCGATAAATTACACGTTTGAGAAAAGAAAATGCAACAGACGGGGAATTCCCCGTAAATAACTTAATAATCGGCGTATGGCAGATAATAACAACCCAATCAAATATTCGGATTTAATAAGCCCGGATAATTCGATTACAGATTTGATAAAACAATTGGATGAACTTTCGGACACCTATACAAATGCGCTGAAAAATATCAAAGCCGAAGCAATACAATTGGCGGAGATTCTGAAAAAGGTTTCCGGCGCAACGGAGGACGGGCGAAAGACAACCAAAAAAGCCGCAGACGATGCGGAACGTTTGGCACGTGCGCAACGTGATTTGGCGTTTGCAGAAAGCGAGAACGCCAAAAAGTTAGCCGAGTTAAAATTGGCACAGCAGGAAGCGAACCAAATTAATAAACTGATTGTGAAAATAAATCAATCCGCCGAGGGTAGTTATAACCGTTTATCGGCGCAATATTCATTGAATAAGATTTATTTAAACAACATGACTAAAGCCGAACGGGAAAACACCGAGGAGGGGCGAAAATTGGTTGCACAAACCAAAGAAATATACGAAGAAATGAAACGTTTGCAGGAAGCAACCGGGAAATTTCAATTGAACGTCGGAAATTATACGGAGGCGTCCGACGCAATTATTGCGTATGGCGACAAATTAAAAGAAACGTTAGGTTTAAATAGCGCATTTGGCGAAAGTCTTTTGGCGTTAGGACGTGGCGGGGCTGAAAGTAAAGCCGTTTTTACAGCTATTGGCGACGGGGCAAAAGCATTGGGAAAAACTTTGTTGGGATTACTTTCAAACCCGGTTTTTTTGGCGATTGCCGGAATTACGGCGGCGGGTGCGGCGTTTAAATGGTGGTACGATTATAACGCCGGGTTAGTTGAGGCAACGAGATTGACGCAACAATTTACCGGGAAAAGTGGCGATGATTTGAAAGCGTTTAGAAATGAGGTGCAAGCCGTCGCCGATTCATTCAACGCAGATTTCCGGGAAACATTGATTGCAACAAACGCATTATCAAAACAATTTGGTATTTCTGCAAATGAGGCATTGCAATTGGTTAAGGATGGGTTTTTAGCCGGAGGCGATGCGAACGAGGAATTTTTAGACACGTTGAAAGAATACCCGGCATATTTCAAAGAGGCGGGAATATCAGCAGACCAATTTGTTGCAATTGTTACCCAAACAAACAAAATGGGTATCTTTTCAGACAAAGGCGTTGACGCAATTAAGGAGGCAAATTTGCGTTTGCGTGAAATGACGACGGCGACGGCGGCGGCTTTGGACGGTATCGGTATTTCGTCGGAACAAGTTCAAAAAGATTTGCAGACCGGAACCAAAACAACGTTCGATGTTATACAAGACGTTTCCGCAAAATTGGCAGAATTGCCGGATAATGCGGCAACGGTCGGGGCTGCAATTGCAGATATATTCGGGGGACCCGGAGAGGACGCCGGATTGCAGTATTTGCGCACGTTGAAAGATATTTCAACAAACATGGATGAAGTAAAAGGGAAAGCCGGAGTTTTGGCGCAATTGCAGGAGGAACAATTGCAAAGCCAAATTGAGTTGCAAAACGCATTATCCGGGTTGTTTGACGCAACCGGAGGAAATTTTGAAACGTTGACAACGCAGGCAAAAGTTTTTGTTAACCAAGGATTGACGGCGATAATAAAAGGGGTTATTGATGTTGTCAATTACTTGATTGAGTTATACAATGAAAGTGTTTTGATACGTGCAATTTGGAATGGGATTGTTGCCGGATTCAAAACAACATTTGATACGTTGGGAAATTTGTTTGGATTCTTTATTGATATAGTCAAAGCAACCGGAACCGCATTAAAGGGGGCGTTTACGTTAGATTTTGACGACGTAAAAAAAGGATTGGCAGATTATGCAGCAGCGTACGGAAATTTGGTTAAAGCCCAAGTTAAAGACATAACAGAAAATTTCCAAGAGGGTTTGGAGGGTATGCAAAAGAAAATAAAACCGTTAACAATCCCGGTTTCTGTTGGAGATACCCCGACGCCACAAACAGACAATAAGCCCGTAACGACACAGAACCCAACCGTAACGCCAAGGGGTAAAAGCGATGCGGAAAAGGCAGCAGAACAGCAAGCAAAACAAATTGAGGCGGCATACAAAAAGAATTTGGAAGCAACCCGAAAATTGCAGGATGCACAATTGCAGTTGGAAACAGACGAATGGGCAAAGCGTCGCCAACAAACGCAATATCAGTATTCCCGCCAAATTGAGGATTTACAACACCAATTGCAGACCGAAAAGGATTTGAACGAAACCGGACGCCAAGCGATAAACGCCACAATTACGGCGTTGGAACAGCAACAAACCGAGGCATTATTGAAAATCGAACAAGACCGACAATTGCAGGAATTGGCGTTGCAGAAAGAAAGCATTGAATTACGTTTGCAAGCAGTCAAAAAGGGAAGCGAGCAGGAAAGACAATTGCGGATGCAGTTGTTGGAAAACGAAAGACAAACCGCATTATTACAGAACCAACAGAAACCGACCGGGCAACAGCAAGACGCCGGGGCGATTAATGCAAGTTTTGACGCAAAGGGAGCCGGAATTGCGGACGAATATTTGCAAGCGCAATTACAGATATTCGACCAACAACAAGCGTTGGCACAATCGGAGTTTGATTTGTTGAGAAATTCAGAAGCCCGGAAAACTCAATTCCGTTTGCAAGCAGAAAAGGAACGTTTGCAAAAGGTTTTGGAATTAAATCAGCAAGCCGCCAATAAATTGTCTGATGTTGAGGTACAAACAATTCAAAACACTATTAAAAAAATAGACCAAGAAATTGAGCAATCCAAAGGGGAGGAACGAGGAACAGACATTTACGGTTTGTTTGGGCTTAATTTGGACGACGACAAAAAAGAGGCAATTAATACGTCTATGCAATACGCATTGGATGCGTTAAATACATTCACGGCGGCACGTGTTGCCGCAGCAGATGCAGCCGTTGAGCAAGCGGATAAAGAGGTTTCCGCCGCACAATCGGCGTTGGATGCAGAATTGGAAGCAAGGGCAAACGGGTACGCCAATAATGTTGTACAAGCGCAAAAGGAGTTGGATTTGGCAAAGAAAAACCAAGAAAAAGCGTTGAAAGAACAACAGAAAGCGCAAAAACAGCAGGCAGCAATACAAACATTGCAGCAAATCGGAAACATGGTAACAGCAACGGCGCTGATATGGTCGCAATTAGGTTTCCCGTTTGCAATACCTGCAATTGCCGTAATGTGGGCGAGTTTTGCAGCGTCTAAAATCAAGGCGGCGCAATTGGCAAAACAGACCGGAGGAACCGGAGGAACGGAAACATACGGCGACGGTACCGTTGAACTTTTGGAGGGCGGTTCGCACCAAAGCGGAAATGATATTGATTTAGGAACGAAACCGGACGGAACCCGCCGACGTGCCGAGGGAGGCGAATTTTTCGCCGTGATAAATAAACGAAGTTCACGCCGTTTCAGAAAGATAATACCGGACGTTATCAATTCGCTAAACAATGGTACGTTTGCACATAAGTATTTAAAATCCTATTCAGACGGCGACGGTTTGACGTTAAACGTTACCGGACAAAGCCCGGATTTACGCAATTTGTCGGATGATGTAAGGGAAATTAAGGAACAGAACCGACGACGGGTTTACGTGGATGGCGACGGAAATACGATTGAAAGTTACAAGAATTTGAAACGTAAAATAAAAAGACTATGACACCAAAATATAGATTCTTTTTGCAGATAGGGGAGGACGGAACCAAACAAACCGTCCGCCCCAATTATAAGGATGATTTAACGTTGGATTATGAGTTGGGAACAAATCAAAGGTTTTACCGGGCTAAATTGTCCGGTAAAATAAACTTTGTCCGTGCTGATTACGATATTATCAATGACGCCCCGTTTGATTCTGAATTTTTCCTATATATCGAAAAAAGCGATGATTGGGGACAAACATACAATCAATACTATAAAGCAAAGTTTATGAAAACGGATTGTACGTTTAATGATGATGATAAATTGGTTACGGTACAGCCGGAAACAATAGACCAATACAACGACGTTTTGGCAGGATTGGAAAAGGAATACAATTTAATTGAGTTAGCCCCACAAATCGAATTTCTTACAATAAGAAAACGCCCATTGATACAAATATACGTTCCCGGAGATAGTATTGTTTCGTGCTTTTTGGGCGGCACGAATTGGGAACAAGACGCAAACGCCACGACTGACCAAAACGCATTAATACAAACCTATCATTTTGCACTATGTAATATTTTGAAAGAAATAAAAATTACGTCGCACGGTTCCCCGGCGGTAATATCCGGGCTTTATGTTGGGCGGATGTCGACGGGTGCAAGTCCTGATGAATTTATGGGAGATTTATACCCGGAATTAAATGTAAATTATTATATCCATATTGCACAAAAACTAGTTGCGGGTGGGCTACCTATTGGGCTAGCAGGTGTTGAGATACGCCGCCGTTCTGATGATGTGGCAATGTTCCGGTTTACAAAGATAACGCAAGAACCTTTTGATACGTTGGAATTTGATTTAACCGCCGTTGAGGGTTCCGGAGCAACGGGTACGATGCACGCCGATATGAAAAGTTATAATATATACGCCCGATATTTGGTTGATGTTGATAAAATAGACGATTTAGATACATACTCGTTGCCGTCCGATGATATTGTAGATAATAATAGAAATTACCGCCGGGCAATTGGTTACGCAATCGACGTGGCATTTATATCTAAAAATTTTTCAGATACGCCGACCGAGTGGGGATTAGCCGACAGTGGAAAGTATTTTGCGCCGCCTTATTCCATATATGGACAAACGTTTTATCCAATCGCCCGGTCAACGTGGCGTTATGCGTCGTTATGGTTTGGGTTTTATCTGATGGATTGGATATTAGAGGAAAAAGCCCGAAAAGCATATACTTTGCGTGATGCGTTTACATTGTCGTCATGTATCAATGTGCTATTAAAAGAATTTGCGCCCGGAATAACGCATGAAGCGACGCCGGAATACAGCCAATTTCTTTATAACACAAACAATCCTATTTCCGGGCAGTCATTTAAGTTGCTAATAAGTCAGAAAAGTAATATCATTAATGGCGAATATAAAACCCCGGCGCAAAAAGACCCGATTACATTACAACAGATTATGACGATGTTACGGGATATTTACAAATGTTATTGGTATATTGAGGACGGAAAATTTAAAATTGAACAGGTAAGTTGGTTTAGAAATGGCGGTTCGTATGGATATAACCCGATTATTGATTATGATTTAACACAATTAGAAAACGTTAGGAACGGCAAAAAATTAGCTTTTGCAACGTCTGAATATTCATTTGACAAAGTAGAAATGCCGGAACGTTATCAATTTGAGTGGATGGATGATGTAACAACACCATTTGAGGGTTTACCAATAGAAATTACGTCCAAATATGTAACAGCCGGAAAGATAGAAGAAATAAATATTTCCAATTTTACGTCCGATATTGATTTGATGTTGTTAAACCCCGGTGCAATTAGTTTGGATGGATTCGCATTGTTTGCGGCGGTTATGCCGTCCGGAGGTGGACAATTGGAATTGCCGTTTACAAGACAAACCGTTGATGGCGTAGAATATTTTTTGCAAAATGGATATTTAGCGTTTATCAATATACAACCGACATATTGGGTTTATGATATGCCCGCACGGAATTTCAAAATAAATAATTCCCAATATTATGCTTTGGGAGGATTGGAACGTAAAAAGAAACAAACATTGAATTTCCCGGCAGGAACCACAGACCCAAACCCGATGCAGTTAGTTAAAACATATATCGGTAACGGTCAAGTTGATAAACTTTCGGTAAATTTGTGTAGTCGAAATATTAAAGCAACGTTGAAATATGATACAGAATAACAACATAAGTGTTTTACCGTGGTACACGTCAATAAATGAACAGAACCACAGAAAAAGTTACGCATACGGCGCAATTTACCCGTTATTTGCCCCGGCTGATAGATTGTTACCGTTTCAGATAATGAGAAACACACGGTCAAACAATGTTACGTCAGTGGTATTGTATGAAAAGACCGGAAAGCAAGTTGCAAACATAACAACGTATATGAAAGAAACCGGATTGCAGATTGTCCGGTTTCAAACGTTGGGTTATGATGTTATATTGTACCCGTCAATATTACCCATGCCATTAAATCAGTTGGACGGAATATATTATATGACGCTATCGGATGGCGTGCAAACGTGGTATTCTGAAATGTTCACGGTCGTACAAGATATTTCCGGTTACTTAAAAATACAATGGTGGGACATTGATAATTTGGTATTTGACGCCGGGCAAATAGTATATAAAAACCCGGATTTCAAAAATACGTTGTACCTTTGTACAGAGTTGGGAAAACCGGATTATGAATTTGAAGAGGACGGCGAAGAACGGGACGGGTATTTTTTTCCGGAAAAACAAATATCAGTCAAAACGTTTAAATGTACGATATTGGCACCGGAGTTCCTTTGCGACGTTATGCGTTTTATCCGTATGGCTGATTACATTCATATAACAGACAAGTACGGCAGGGAATACGATTGCGACACGTTTTTAATTACCCCGAAATGGCAAACGCAGGGGGATTTGGCGAGCGTGGAAATTGAGTTTAAAACAAATACCGTCGTTAAGAAAATAGGACGTGGGTATATTATCAGTAATAAGGGAGATTTTAACAAAGATTTCAATAATGATTTCGACAACAATTAAATTATTAAATTATGGGAAATTATAAACAACTAAAAGCAGCAATTGCCGCCGTTATCAAAGCAAACGGCGCGCAAGAAATCACGGGGGACGTGTTGCAAGCAACGTTGTTGTCGCTGGTTAGCAATATAGGCGACAACGCTACATTTGCCGGGATTGCAACGCCGACAACAACCCCCGGAACACTCGACCAAAACGTTTTTTATTTGGCGGCACAACCGGGCGTTTACTCTAATTTTGGGGGCGTGGAATTGACCGACCAAGTTTTAATCTTTTCCAATAAAAACGGAAGTTGGGTAAAGACTGATTCCGGTATTGCGACAAGCGCAAAAGTTACTGAGGTAGTAGAATATTTAAACAATAAAAGTATTGTTAAAAATCTTGTAAATATTATGGCAGTAATTAAAGAAGCGTCTATTCAAAATAAAATAACAACAAAGATTGTGGATGATAAGTTTGTTTTATCGTGGGAACAAATAGAAAATGCATCAGATCGTAATTACCTTTTATTTACTCATAAGTTTGGCTATCCAATTAAATTCTATAAAAATTCTCAGTTTTATTTTAGAGCAAAAAACAATGGTGGATATCCAATAAATTTAATATTTGGAATAACAAATGGTTCGCGAGATTTGTCCAAAGGTTTTTTTGTTCAATCACCAATACAATTGCAACCAAGAGAACTTGTAGGTATTAATTTTAGCAATAAAGATTGGGAAACAATACAAGGGGGGTTGGATAACGGGGATGATACGTACATGATTATTTCAGTAAGTGGAAAAGAAAATTCTGACAATTTGAAACAACCGGGAGAAATAGAGGCGCAATATTTCTATTCACTTATAACGATGGACGCTCAATATGCAGAAAATGCGACCAATGCAGAAAATGCGACCAATGCAGAAAATGCGACCAATGCAGAAAATGCGACCAATGCAGAAAATGCGTCCAATGCAGGTTGGATAATTGGTGGAATAGCAAAAAATGCTGTATTTAGAGATGCGGGCCCGAGTGGATTTACGCCAAATGCCATGACGGTAGAGGCAGTAGACAATAGAACCGTTAGACTAACAACAAACATAACGGAACAGCAAGTGGGGTCGTTTTTTAGAGGAATATATTGGAAGATAACATATCAAAACTTTGAAGATATAAAAGGAATATGGGAGTTGAATTGTACATACGGGCAGTATTTTAATACGAGAATAACGTCTAAGATTCAAGATTGGGGGCCAACTGTAAAAGATACATTTGCTATACCTACCCCAAGAGAAAATATAAAAAATACATATAACCTCTATAATTTAATAATAGCGTTTAAGAAAGAACAAGAAGCATTGGGCCCCGATAGCAAATGGACGGGTGAAATTGTAGAAAATGGATATTTCTATTTGCAAATAATACGTTACAATCCTTCCGGGAATCTTCCGGTAATTAACGATGTGATAACATTAGACCATATACCGGAAGGAACTAAAGTTATTGCAACGGAATTTACGGAATCAGCAAAGCAAGAAATAAAAGAAATAGTTGCTGAAGAAATAAAAGAAGTGACTAATTGGGGAGATTCATTAACAGCGGGGACAGGACGTTTTGACCATAAGAACCAAAAAGAGGTAATACAAGCGATAAAAAATAAAGGGTATGATATATCATTAACAGCAACATCTATTATAACATACTCTATAATGATGCAAGAATTGTTAGGTGGTGGATATAAAGTAAATAATTGCGGTGTAGGAGGCGAAAATATTAATACAATATCCGCAAGATTGGGTGCTAATGTAACCTATGCAAAGAATTTATTTACGCTTTCTCGTTTTGCAAATACTCCCGTTCAAATAGGGCAGCAGGATGGACGTTTAGATTCTTCATGGGGCGAAATGGTTTCACCGTTATTGCAAGGAAGTGGAAATTCTGTAAATCCTTGTTATGTTCAAGGTATAGAATGTGAAATGAAATGGACTGGCGAAAGTTGGAATGACCCGTCCGGAATATATACATTGCAAAGAATTGAAGATGGTGATAGAGATATTCAGTTCCCGCAAAAAACACCAATAATAATGTCCGGTTCTAAACTTTATAGAAATACAAAATTGGCTGTATTGTGGTGCTGGCAAAATGGAGGGTATAGCAGCGATGAAGATTTGATTGAAAAATTGGATAAAATAATAGCTCATATCAATACACAAAACTATATTTTAATTGGTTTGCATAATTCAACAGAAGCGGCAAGGGAGAAGCAAGAAGCCAAACTTTCAAAAAAATATGGAGATAAATTTTTCAATTGGAGGCAGTATGTTTCAACTAATGCTCTTTATGACTTTGGGATAACCCCAACAAAAGATGACCTTGAAGCAATGGCGGTTGGTTCATGTCCTCCGTCGCTATTGATTGATAGTGTACATTTGTGCGCGGCTGGATATGCAATACTTGGATATAAAATTGTAGAAAGATATAAAGATTTAGGTTATATCTAATGCAAAAAGCCTCCGGTACAAACCGACCGCACCGGAGGTATTATAAATTGGTCGGATAATCATTAAAAACAAAATTATGGTACAAATTATCATTGGTTGCATCATAGCGCAGATTGTCGTTATTGCAGCAATTGGAGGTACAGCGTATTATCTGTACAAGAAGAATGAGAGTAAGATTAAGGCGGCTAAAGCGGAGGTTGAAAGTAAGATTGCCAGCGTTACCGCAGTAGTGGATGAAATCGAGAAAGGCGTTAAGGACGCAACGGAAGCAATCGGGGAAATCAAATCGGCGGTTGACGAGGTAAAGAACGGGAAAATCAGTACGACAACACGTGCTTAGAAAATGGCAATTGCTTTAATTGGCTAACGTATTATGGAAAGAATAATTAATTGGGAGCAATGGCGCATAATTGCCGTTTCCACGGTTAGCCCGATATTTGGGTATTTAACCCCGACAAAGGGGTTTGTTTACGCATTAGTAATAATGTTTGCGTTCAACATTTGGGCGGGTATGAGGGCGGACGGCGTGGCGATTGTGCGATGCAAAAACTTTTCGTTCCGTAAGTTCAAAAACGCATTGTGCGAATTTCTGTTGTATCTGTTTATCGTGGAGGCGATTTTTGTAATAATGAAAAATTGCGGCGATGAAAATGCGGCGGTTATCGTGGTAAAATCACTAACATACGTGTTTATGTATGTGTATTTGCAAAATGCGTTCCGCAATCTGATTATTGCGTACCCCCGGAATTTGGCGTTACGTATTATTTACCATGTTATCCGTTTGGAGTTTACAAGGGCTTTTCCGTCGCATTTGCAACCGATAATTGACAGATTGGAAAAAGAATTAGGGGACGACCCCGACAAAAACAATAAAAAGAAAGGAGAAAACGAAAACGAGTAAATAAATAATTATATTTGCAACGGGGATAGGCGGAGTAATTAACCGACCGAAAGGGCAAGCCAACAGCCCGTCCCCGTTTCTTATTTGTTGGCAGTTCTTAAAAGTTGGCAATTATGGAAAATGAGATTTGGAAAGATGTTCCCGGATATGATGGGTATTATCAAGTTAGTAATTATGGGCATGTTAAATCATTGAGCAGACAAATAGTTGTAAGAGGAAATACACGTTTATTGCATAATGATAGATTTATAAAAATAAGCAAATATAATAACGGATATTGCTTTGTAACATTATCTAAAAATGGGAAAAATGAACAAATATTACTGCATAGATTGGTAATGAAAACATTTGTTGGTAATTCTAAATTGGAAGTAAATCATAAAGACGGGAATAAAGAAAATAACAACATTAATAATTTGGAATATGTAACCCATAGCGAAAACCAATTTCATTCTTTCAGAGTTCTAAAAAGGAATCCGGTTAAATCATGGTTAGGAAAGAGAGGGGAAAAACATAATAAATCAATAGGAGTAATTGCGTATAATACAATTACAAATGAAAAAACAAAATATGGTTCCATGAGAATAGCAGAAGAAAAAACAAGTATAAGCAGGGTTACAATAAGAAAATATATAAATAAAAACAAACCATATAAAAACATTTTATTCTATGAATCAAAAAACAATAATTCTTGAAAACGGGCATGGTTCGCAGACCCCCGGAAAACGTTCACCCATTTGGGGCGACGGTTCCCAATTGTTAGAATGGGAGTTTAACCGTGATATTGTACGCCGTATTGCGGCGATGTTGAAAGCGGAGGGAATAAAGTTTGAAATTTTGGTACCGGAGGACAACGACGTATCATTGCCGGAACGTTGCCGACGTGCAAACGTTATCCATGCAGATTGCGGCAACAACGCCGTTTTGTTTAGCGTTCACGGGAACGCCGGAGGCGGCACCGGGTGGGAATGTTACACAAGCGTAGGACAAACGAAAGCGGATGCAATCGCAACCGTTCTTTGCGAAGAAGCGGAAAAAGAGTTTGCCCCGGATGGTTGGAAAATGCGTTTTGATTATGTGGACGGCGACCCGGACAAAGAAAGCCAATTTTATATTCTGAAACATACTGTTTGCCCGGCGGTATTATCCGAAAACTTTTTCATGGACACGGAGAAAGATTGCCGTTTTATGATGACGGACGCAGGGCGTGAGCGTATCGCCAAAGTACATTACAATACAATAAAACGTATCTTATGAAAAAATATCTAATAATAGCGGCAATTGCTTTGGCGGTTGCCGCCGTTGTCACTATATGGGTGCAACGTTCCCGGATTAATCAGTTAACCGGGGAAAGGGACAAATACAGAACCAACACGGAAACGTTATTGCAGGACGTTTCCCGGTACCAAACAAAAGATAGTTTGAACGCCGCAAAAGTTGGGGTTTTGGAGCTGAAATTGTCAGAGTTTGAAAAATACCGGGCGAGCGATGCGGAGTTGATAAAGACGTTGCAGACAAAGAACCGGGAGTTGGAAGCCGTTACAACGGCACAAATGGAAACAATAACCAAATTGCGGGGAACCGTCCGGGACAGCATTGTATATTTGCCCGGAGATACGGTTACGACCGTTGTACGTTGTATTGAGTATTCCGACAAATGGGTTGACTTTGACGGATGTATTATAAATAATACTTTTTCGGGCAAAATTATAACACGGGATAGCCTTTTAATAACGGAAACTGTGCAATATAAGCGTTGGTTAGGTTTTTTATGGAAAACCAAGAAAATAAAGAACCGGGAAATTGATGTTATCAGCAGGAATCCGCATACAAAAATAATGGGGGTTGAATATATAGAGATAGAAAAATAACTATCTTTGTATCGAATTACATTTGACCACATAATTAGAGATTGTTTTCAAGGATTAGCCGGGTTTGCCCCGGCTTTTTTCGTTTTGCCCATTTTTAGCCCCGTCACGGCGTTTTTATTTCAAAATGGATAAATTACACATCCGGCGTATAAAAGTAGCTTAAATAGAAAATTCCGGGGAAATAACTTTGAAAACGACCAAAGAAAAATATTTTGCTTTTATGGTAAAAATAAAAAGAAATACTTTTGGCATTTAAAAATAAATATATACCTTTGCAGTGTTGAAAGTTCAACGAACCGACCGGGCGGGTTCCCGGGGAAAAATAAAATTAGAACATTATGAGAACAAAATTTGTTGAAACTGAAAGCAGATACCAAGCAAAGAAACTATGTCCATGGGCGGAAAAGGTTACAAAGGTATGCGGAGGATATATGTGCTTTGAATCTTATTATGATTATCAAATTTGGAAAAATCAAAAGTAATAAACAGCCGGATAAACCCCGGCACAATCCAAAGTAATATGAAATTAGATGATTTAGATATTAAGATAAAAAACAAATTATTGGAACAGCGCAAAGAACTTTGTTCAAAATGGAAACAAAACAGCGCATACGACATTTGTTTTACTAATACAGACGGAACACGTTATTTCAAAGCAAAGCGGGTTGTTTTATCATGGAATGACGACAAAGGGCATTATATGCCATTCGGGGGCGGTACGTATTGGCAAATAAGATATGGTAAAATAAAATGGGCAACCGAGAAAAATCCCATTGGCGGTACGGTTTATGTATGGGTTCAATCACGAGAAACGTTTTCAAAATCTGCAAATGGTACGGTTATACCAAATGAAGTAAAAACAAAGAAAGAAGTTTTGGAAATAGCAAAGCAAATCGGAACGTTAGTAATGTAAGACAGCCGGGGAAATAACCCCGGCATAACTATAAAATATTATGAGATACGCACTAAGAAAGCAGGATAAAATAAAAGCAGTATTGGGCAATGAATATTTGGAAAACAATATTCTGCAAAGCCTCAATAAATACTTTGAAAACAGCGACAACGACCGGATATATTCAGACATTGAACCGGACGGGTACGTTACGGATTACGGCAACAAATACCCATTGTTGAGGATAAACGACGTTGCAAACAGCGACGCAATGTTAGAATTTGCCGTTATGGGGCAAATGTACGATGTATTGAATTTGTCTTATGTTGGTAGAATGAAAGGTTAAAATATGGACGTGATAATATTAATTTTCTTTGTATTATTAATTGCAACCCTATTATTGGGTATATGGCAAATAAAGAACCCTAAATTAAAAACCGCTGATGATTTAAGCGACGATTTGTGTTTATATTGTCCTTTGGATGATGACGAAAAAGGAACCCACGGCGTCCCAAATGGATATATAAGTTGTGAGGGGCGTTGTTGCCAAGAAGCGTATGAAATGTATATTGAGGAATGGACGGAATAACAAATTGTATGGAAAGTATAATAATAAAAGAAATTGAAATGATGTTGGAATTACCTATGCACGAAAGACAAAAAGCGTATTTCCAAGACTTATTAAACGCTGCAAAGCCCGTTAAAATAGTTCCGGCGGCTGATGTATTGGAGGATTACGAATTGGACTACATACGGCACGTAATTAAGCCAAAGCCGAAAGAATGTTATCGAAATTCCCATTTACTTTGCGAGGCGTTCCCGGAACGGATTCTTTATTGTGAGGGAAAAACAAACGTCCCAATACCGATTGACCATGCGTTTAACAAGGTCGGCGACGCATATATTGACATAACATTTGAATTTGCGTTGCATGAAAACCCGTCAATATATGAGTACGTAACATTTGGCGAGTACGACGCAAAGACCATACGAAAAGCAGTATTGGAAACCGGATATTACGGCGAAATTTACAAATGGTTGTATTCAGAGTAAGAAATAAAAAGACCCCCTGCGTCATAAATCAATATGCACCGGGGGAATTTTACGCAGTAACCGAGAGCGATATTTGGTTGATGCGGTACCACAAAAATATATTGTTTGCCGTAAATTGCAAAACAACCCGCAAAAATAAATTTGAAATAAAAGTATTTATTTTGGTAGTTAAAGAAATATTTGTACCTTTGCATTGAAGTTAAGCCCACGCACGGGGATAGTGCGAAATAATATGAATATCAGAAAAGACAAAGAATTGAACATTTTGGCGAAAGCAGCCGGAAAGAAAGCAACAGAAGTTGAAACAATCATTGTAAATCAATTAATCCAAAAGGAAATGATACAAGACGACCCGGAATTTTGGGGATGCACTTTGTTTGATAGTATCGAACGTGACGTTCCGGTTTCTGATGTTGTCGGCATTATCAAAGCAACCGGAATTTCGGTTGTACGTTCCGAACATTTGGACGCATTTCTGAATTTGGTATTGGTCGGAAAAGGAAATTGCCCGGTATGTGGCGGAGAAATGGAAGTTACCGACGCCGATTATAAATGTTGCGGCGGCGATGGGTATTTAACCTCGTATGAATACGAACCGATATTTGAGGAAAAAACCTGCAAACATTGCGGGCATGTAGAGTAATAACCATAAAAATAAAACAATATGAAATTGAGAGTAAACGAAGCAATCGCCCGTTCAGAGGCAAACGGAAAGAAAGTATTGAAAAAGGATATTGCAGCCCGATTGTTTGAGGGCGCAAGCGAAAGCGCACAGCAGGTAAATATGACAAATCTTTGCAACGGGACAACCAAAAGGATTGTCCCGGAATGGGTAGTAATAATTTGCGAAATGTGCGGTTGTTCCGCCGATTATCTGTTTGGAATGGAGGATTAAAACCATGAAAAAGAAGTTTATCGAAAAAATGGAAAAGATGGTTGATGTTTTCTTTTCCGATGCGTGGCAAGCAAAGGTTTTTGCAATGATATTTAGCATTTTCGGAGTAATATGTTTTATTGCCGGATTTTGGAATTATATCCATTTTTTGTTTTCTGCAATGTGTGGATTAATGGTTTATGTATTGTTTAACGAATTAAAGAGCAAATAACATGAGAGCGAAAAAGAAACAGCCGGAAAACCCGGAAAAAAGTATTGCAAACACAATGGGTAACGCAGTAAATGCGGTTAAGAAGTTGGCGGAAGCAATGGGACAATTGCCCGCCGATAAATTCCCGGAAATAAACGATGAACAACAGATTGTCCCCGGATTGGATGCCGTCGAAATAGAACAGCCCGCCGGGGCTTTTGAAATTGTGCCGGGCATGACGGTTGAGGAAATGACGGCAATGTTTTTTGATGGTGCGTTGATTGAACCGCCGTATAAAGTATGGCAGCTAAACAGCAAAGGACACCGATATTATTACAAGTTTGACGACAACGGAACCCCGGAATTTTATCCGTCAGTTACAACCATATTATCGCAGACAATGCCAAAATCGGAATTTCTGATTAAATGGATTGCCGACAAAGGTATTGACGAGGCGGAACGATACAAAGCAGAACGGGCGGCGTATGGTACATTTATGCACGCCCAATTTGAGGAACTTATAATTAACCGGGTTTATGATTTTGACGGATTGAAAGCCAAATTGAAAGATTATATTGATAACAACAAATTGCCCGCCGATTTCATTTATTACGCTGATGATTTCAAAAAGGATATATTAGCATTTGCGCAATTTGTTTTGGATTATGACGTTAAACCGTTAGCCGTGGAAATTGCGTTGGTACACCCCGTTCATAATTACGCCGGAATGATTGATTTACCGTGTACGATGTCATCAAAGCCCGGTTCAAAAGAATACATAAACGCAATTGTGGATTTCAAAAGCGGGCGCAAAGGATTTTACGAAGAAGCGGAAATTCAGTTGCATTTATATGCGATGATGTGGAACGAAAATTTCCCGGATATTCCGATTGACCGTGTTTTCAATTTCAGCCCGAAAGATTGGCGAAAGAAACCGACGTACAATTTGAAAGACCAAACCGACAGCCCGAACGCAAAGAAAATCCCGTATCTTTTGGAGTTGGCAGCAATTGAGGACGAAAAACGGGATAATACATTTACGGCGGTTTCCGGGGAAATATCATTGGATAACGAACCGGATTTGACAAACAATATTGTTTCGCTGACGTTGGCGGAACTTGTTAAAAGCAAAGCCCCGGCGGAAAAGAAAAAGCCGGAACCGGAAAAAGCCGTTACCGTTGAGGATTTGAAGAAAGACCCGGAACCCGAACCACAACCGGAACCGGAGGAAAAGAAAACCAAGACCGTAAAGAGAACCACACGAAAAACGGCAAATGAGGCGGCAAACAAGCCCGTCAAGGAAAAGAAAACCGCAAAACGTACAATTACACCAAAAAAAGAAAAAGTGGCTAAAATCGAAGAAAAACAGCCTAAAAAGCCGGAACCCGTGACAAAGAAAGATTTGTTGAATACTGAAATTGATATTTGATTATGAAAGGACGTATAAACATAAACAGACCAACCACCGGCATACAACGTGTTGTTTTGCCACGTGTGGGGTTTATCAAAGTAGGGTATAAGGAGAAAGCAACCAACGGAAAAGAATATCCAAAAAGTGTTGACTATTTTATTGCTAATGGAAAGTATGCCGGATTGTTTACCAAAGCATACGGCGAAAAGCCGCAAACTATTCAAATAATTTTCCCGGATGATTGCCCGGAAAAGGTATGTAACGAAATGTACGAATACCGGGACGACGACGGGCGACGCATAGCATACGGCGACGGAGAAACGTTTTTTGTATGGAACGGAAAACAATATTGTCAATATAGTACAAAGGATTATCCCGATTTAATGGCAGGCGTTGCGCAAAAACACCCAAACCGGGCTGTTAAGAATGGCGGCGACGGATGGATTGTTACGTTGACCGTAACGTTTATTATTCCTTTGGTGCGTGGGGTTGCCGGGGTTTGGCAGTTCGTAACAAAGGGTACGGCGTCAACAATTCCAAATATCCGAGACACGTTCGACGCCATGTTGCAGGAACGAGGATTTGTTAAGGGTATAGTTTGGGATATGAACGTACAATTTGCCGTCTCTCAAAAGCCCGGCGACCGTTCTCGTTATCCGGTCGTTTCCATTGTTCCGAACGAAAGCGAGGGGAATTTGCGTAAAGTAACTGAAGCATTTAAGCCAATAAAATTGATAGAAGAATGAAGAAAATTATTTTGTTTTTAGTGATATCAGTAATGTGTGTAAGCGTGTATGCCCAAACTGTAGTAGAGGTTGAAACGTTGAAAGTAACAGACCTTGGGAACCAAAAATTGTGCGCTGCAAAGGTGAATGGGTGTATAGACCATTATTACATTATGCTTAAAACTAGTAATATATATCAAAAGTATATTACTGTTTACCTTGGGGATAAGGAGGAAGCTATAAGGTTACTCCGGTTTTTGTATGACTTAAATTCTAAGGGTGGGACCTATATACATCTGGAAAATAGGACTAACAACGTAGTTTCATGGAATAGATTAGGCTATTATACAGTATTCTCTGAGGGGAGGGTATTAAAAGGACATATAAGAAAGCAAAATATTAAGGGCTTTATCGCAGAATTAAACCAATAATGTTTGATAATTCAAATAAAACATCTATTTTTGCAGTATAAACAAACGACTACCACCGTTTACAAGATATTTGCTAATATTAGCACAAAGCCCGTTTCCCGGTGTGTGGTAGCCCGGATTACGGGCTTTTTCATTCTATGAACGAAAGAAGTTATTTAATTTTAGATTTAGTACGTTCAAGGGTTTTAGATTTAAACCCAACGGAAAGCATTTTAGCGTCATGTTTCTTTGGTTTGTTGGCGCAAAATCCAATACAATACGCAGGGAAACCGTATTACATGGCAGACTATAAAAACGTATCTGTTTATTGCCCAATTTTGCCAAATAAGGTTGATACGTTAAGGCGGCTTTATAAGAATTTGGAAAATTTGGGATTGATTCAAATAATAAAGATTGACAACCACGTTTGTTTTACCCCGTCGCAAATGTTAAGAGATTGGGGAACCGTTTACAAATCCGTTGAAGCGGAAAAAAATTCCGTTGAAGCGGAAAAAAATTCCGTTGAAGCGGAAAAAAATTCCGTTGAAGCGGAAAAAAATTCCGTTG